AGCTATTCGCGCCCTGTGGCAACTCGCTCTTTGACATCGAGCTAGGAGGTATACCCCGATGAGTAGCGTTCATCAAGGCAAGGCGGCTGACTCGCCGTTTATTCCCCATGCGCTCGCGCTCGGGAAGGCATTCCAGAGCTTCACCTTGCGCCAAGCCGAAATAAGCCAGGAGGAGACGGCTCGCCTGTATGCAGAGGCAATCGAGCGCCTAGGTGTCATCGGCACCCTAGAGCCAAAGATGCCGGTTGACGCGCTGATCCTCCTTTCATGCATTCGCGAGGTTGTGGTCGCCATGCACCCCAGCAATCAGCCGCAAGAGGAAAACGTGGCTGAATATGTCCCGTACATCGTGGGGCTGGTGCAGCGGATTCAAGACTACATCACCGCCACGACCGGCGCGACCCTGCAAGCCCATGGCGTCAACCTCACAGGTGAGCCATGGAATTGAGAGAGGCCGAAACCAACGAAAACACTCCCGCCGTGCCGGCGTATGCGCCGACGCAAGAGGAAAAGCGCACCCTTGCCGCGCATCGCAGGCGCGTGAAGCACCGCGCCCCATCGCCTTGCATGAAGGTTGAAGACCAGAAAACCGAAGGCGGCAAAATCACAAGGCAGTTTGGCTGGAAACACCCCAACATGCGAGCGGCATTTGATCTATTCGCTGCCTCCATAAATTCAGTTGGGAATGAACCGTTCGTTCGCACGCTCCTATTGCAGCTCGCAGAGGCGACCGCCGATAGAAACAGCCTTGCGGCAGAGCGCGACGAGGAAGCTATAAACTTCTGCCTTCCAGTGCTTCAGGGTATCAACCCGAAAGACGAAATCGAAGTAATGCTCGCCTCGCAAATGGCGATAACGCATTGCACCTATATGCGGATGGCCGCCAAGCACGCGGCTGCTACGGATCTAGTGCGAGAGGAAAGTTTCGAGAGGCAAGTTAATCGCTTCGCCCGCACATTCACCGCTCAAATGCAGGCGCTCAAGGTCTATCGTGCCAAGGGCAAGCAAAGCATTGTCGTCAAGCACGTCACCGTCTCGCACGGCTCGCAAGCCATCATCGGCAATGTGAAGGGCCGGGGGAAGCGGGGGCGGGGTGCCGATCAGATAGGGGAAGCAACCTCATGAACCCTACCGATCGACTGACAAAAGCACCACGCTGCCACGCCACGTCAAAGCGAACGGGGAAGCGTTGCCAGGCCCCTGCAGTGAGAGGCTTTCGAGTCTGCCGAGTCCATGGCGCACGCGGCGGCGCTCCGAAGGGAGCGGCAAACGGCGCTTATCGCCACGGTCACTACACACAAGAGGCCATCTTGCAGCGTGACGCTTTAAGGGCGCTGCGGCAGATGCTTCAGCCAATTCCAGTTTAGGAGAGAAACACAATGCCCAGCGGCACCCCAAATATGGGGACAAACAAAGTCACAGGGACAACCAAGTCCGCCGCCAGTGGTGCGCCTGGCGGTTCACAGAACCAGGGCGGAGCCGGTCCCTCGAATGCCTCAAGAGCTGGCAGCGCCGCCGCTGCAAATAGCCGGGCCGGCGCATCAACTGGCAACACAAGCAGGGGGGGCGCTGGGCCGTCCAATGCTTCGCGCGCCGCGAGCGCCGCCGCTGCTAATAGTCGCGCCGCTAGTGCTTCGACGGGGAACACTAGCAGAGGCGGTCCCTCCAACACGTCACGCGCTGCGTCAGCTCAAGCTGCACAAGCCCGAGCGGCGGCTAATGCTGGGCCTAAGAGCGGTCCAGGCGGCGCTGGTGGAGTGCGGAATACATCGGGCGGGACTGTCCTAAGCAGCCCCTCCAAGGCCGTCACTCAATCACGAAATGCAGGCGGCTTGCTGGGCTCAACCCGCCCCGCTCCGTCAATGGGCGGGCTGCTTAATCAGCTCAATCAGATGGACCGCGCTATAGTCGAAGCGGGTACAGCGTTCGGCAAAAGGCACCAGATGGATACCGGATTCGGTATCATGTTTGGCGACTCACGGCGCTTCAACCGAATTGACCCCGATGTAGTTTTAGGCAAGGCCCCTCCGGGCGTGACTCAGGCCGAACGTGAGCGGGCGCTGCTGGGCATCTCGAATCTTCAGAGCTTATACGGCAAGCCCATCGCGATAACTGACGCAATGTCGCCTAGGCCCGGAAGACCGGGCAGTATGCATGTAAAGGGCAATGCTTTTGACTTGAGTGTACCAGGCGGAGTTGCCGAGAAAGCCAGAGTTGCCGAGCTTGCTGCGCAATTAGGCTTCGGCGGCATCGGTGCGTCCTATGCGGATTATCCCAACATGGTGCACGTTGATACGCGCTCAATGCCGCCAGCGGGACCGACGAATTGGGGGCCTGGTGGTAGTTTTGCCACGGCCCCGCAATGGCAAAGAGATGCCATTGCAAGCGGATTTGGACAAGAACCTAATTGGGATGCTGTGGTGGGGAACAGTGTTGCGCCGTCACTCTCCGCCGCTGTCAGCTCGCCAAAGATGCAAGACCGCATTGAGGCGGAAATTGACCCGCGCGGTCTTATGGCTAACGCTCCTCGCCCGAAAGATCCCAATCTTGCTTCGACAGCAGCCACGCGCAATGTGCTGGCCGGCCTTGGGGTAAATCCGCCTAGAGCTTATCCCGGCGCACCCGCGCCAGCTTACTCTGGCGCGGCTATGGCTAACTACGGCATAGCGCCCTCTCAAAGAGGCATGACGACGCCGGCCAGCACGGTTGCCGGCATGCCGGAAATACCGGGTTGGGAGGGCTTCCCTGCAGCGCGGCCAAGCTATCAGAACCCTGGCCGCAGCTTTGCCAATGTCTCGGGGCAATTTCCGGCAGTTGGAGCGCCGGAACCTGTGAGCGAAGCACAGCTGCGCAACCCCAGCTCTGGCATGGCCTTCAACCCAGCTCTGCCCAACAAGCCAGCGGGCGGAATGTCGTTTACCCCGGGCCTGCCCGACAATCTGGCATCGGGAATGTCATTCACGCCTGGCCTACCTCGCAATCCCATTTCAGGGATGGCTTTCAACCCCGGCCTTCCGCGTAGCCCTATTTCGGGCATGGCGTTCAATCCATCGCCCCCAAGGAACCCGATCAGCGGCATGGCCTTCAATCCGGGGCTTCCGCGCAATCAGACCGGGGGCATGTCGTTCAATCCTGACTTGCCAGGGGATATGCCGCCGCAAGTGGCGCAAGGAATTCCCGATCAAATGGGGCGCACAGAGCCGGTCTCAACCGAGAATTTCGCAGACTCACCCTTTGGGCGAGCGCTTGGCAGTTTCGGTGAGTCGATTGCTTCAGGCTTCGAGGGCTTGGGCAGTGCGATGAGGCAGTATGAAGAAAACAAGGGCCTCATCAATGCGCCGATCATTGGCAGCATCGCCAAATCGCAAATCGGCAAGATGGGCAACGCCGCGCTCGGCAATGTGATAAGCGGCATTCAAAGCGGCATCACTTCCGGCGTTTCCTCACTGATCGGTGCGCCTGCGGACGAGCCGCCGCAAGCGGTTGCCGGAAACTATGGTCTAGCCCCAGGCGCTCCGCAGCCGGGCGTATATGGACCATCGCCATACATGGACCCGTCCTATTCATTCAGCGTTCCCGGTCGTCCAGCGGGCACAAGGCGCGATGCTCACCTAGGTTGGGGCGCTGAAACAGCTCTGACCACGGGTCTGGGCCTTGCCACGGGCGTTCCCGGTGCCGGTCTCGCAACCGACGGCCTGCAACAGCTTGGCGCAATGGGCCGGCAGGGGAGACTCGGAAACAACCCAGGCGGTCCCTACACCGAAGGCGCGGACCACGGCCATTCCTATGATGGCGGCACAGCCGGGGGTGAGCGCGCCGTGAGAGAGTGGGCAGAGAAGCAATCGCCCCGCGACATTCAGAATCTGCAAGCCCGCTTAGAGGAAGTCCTGCGCGGCTATTTCGTCCAGGTTCCGGGCCAGCAATACCCGCAATACGTAACCGCTTATGAGCCCCCGCCTGGGGCAATTCCAGTAGCAGCTTGAGAAAAGGGAGCAAAACGGCATGACATTCAGAAACGGAAGACACATCGCGGCGGCCCGCGCAATGGCCGGTCTGACACAAGCGCAGCTCGCAGAGCTTGCCGGCGTCCATGTGAACGGGATCAAGCGGCTTGAGCGCATGGAGGACCGGCTGGGCGGCATGACAGTGACGCGCATAGGCGAGGCGCTTCAGAAGCGCGGCATCCTGGCCGACGCTTGGCCGACGCCATACGTGCGGCTCGCCGGCTAATGTACTTGGGGAACAGTTTCTACAGGCCGAAAACGGTATTGCAGTGTACCTGTGGCACAGTTTTCGGAGCAATACGCGCGAGCGCGCGGGAAAGGTGAAAACAAATGGACATGAACAAAGAAATAAGCTCCGTCGCCGGCGAGACGCTGGCAATGCAATTTGCCCTTGCTGAGATTTGCAAGGCCCTGCTGATCGCTAACCCAAGTATGAGACCGTGGGTTGAAACCGCGTTCGATGAGGCCGCTAACAGGCTGAAGAATCTGGCCGACACGGCCGGCCCCTCGCATCTCGGCTATTCAGTGCGCGTGGCTGAGCAAATCAAGGCCATGGTCTTAAGCGGCTCCGCAAAATCAAGCGGTTAGTCCCGTTCCAACGGGGTTTTGTCAGCAATACGCGCGCGTAGGGCGTAGTGATCGCGATTGCCCCCCATCCTAAGTCGGGTCCGTTCTCACTCACAGCGCCGATAAAGGCTGACTGACTTGCGTTCGGGATTCGCCGCGAGAAGGAACCTATTGCCGTCAACAGCCACATGCTTCCACAGCTCAGCCGCCGTCCACTCATACCCCTCGCCGGCACATAAGAGCCGAATATCCAATGCGCCCGGATCTTCGGGTGATGGCGTTATTTCCTTGAGGTCGCATTGAGACTCATACCAGTGCGCCGTTCGGCCTGAAATCTGTAACAGCCGGTCATTATTTCCCAAGTCTTTCGCCAAACACCTTTCCCCTTGGTCGTTCCAGATTCCTTGCCAGTCCTTGGGAAAGGCCGGCTCTTGAGCGCTGGCTGGTACAGCGATGGAGAGGGCGAGCGCCGTCAGAAGCCTGGCTTTTAGTCTGCGCATGTGTGTCTTTCCTCGCTCCAAACCGAGTTGACGCTAAGACAATGGGGCGGGCTCGCCCCTGGTGCAATGTCTTTGAGGGAATCCGGCCGCAAAAAAACGCACCGCCAGCGGCTGCGGAGCGCCCCGAGGTAGCCGAGCCCACAAAAACGGCAAATCGCCGTCCTTGGTGAACCGCTATAACGGGAAACGGCATTCGGCTCCCAAGCGCTGTCCATCAAGCCCCCCGGAAGCGCACGCCGGCCGGCCCGCCGTTCTCAGGGACGAAAACAACCCCCCTCGCCTCTAGGGCTTTCACTAGGGCCGCGACCGTCGAAGTGTTGGCGGAGATTCGGCCGTTGATCGCCTCTAGGCGCTTCACGGTTTCTTCCGAGACGCCGGCCGCCTGGGCCAGCTCTGCCCTAGTTAGCTTCGCCATTGCCCTTGCGGCTCTTAGTTGCGCGGCTGTTTCCATAAGGTCTCCAAAGAGTAAGTTATTGCCAAAAACAGGTAAAAATATGCCCGACAGGGGTTGACGCCAATACCTAGAAAGAGCATATTTATACCCGTGGAAGGCAATTTACAAACGGGTTTAGCGATGAAAACCATTTCCGCAGAAGAACGCAAGGCCGAAATCGCCCTCTACATCGAACAGTATGCCGCCGCGTGGGCGGCTGCTTCGCCAGCTGAGCGCGAAATCGAGATGCTTGAGCGCAAGACGCGCCTTTCGCCCGATGAGCTTGCCCGGCTGCGCGACCTTCGGTGCCGCAAGTAAAGGAGGTTAACGCCTAGCCCGAGGGCCAAAGCCGCCCACGCCGACAGACTGCAATCCCTGAAACCTGATCCTTTCAAAGGAGAACGACTATGCGCGTTTCTTCCAACGCTCCCGCTTTGTCTCGCCGGTCCATGATGCGCGGTCTCGCCGTTGCATTGGCTGGCGCTTCGGTCCCGGTTGCCGCAATTGCAGGCAACACCGCTCGCCAGCTCACCGCTGGCGATGCCGAGTTGCTGGCACAATGCCGGCAGTGGAAAGCACGCCAGCGCGTCATTCGCAAAGGCGAAAAGGAATTGTCGCGTCTTGCAAAAGAGGCAGAGGCGAGAGAGGCGCAACAGCCGCCCCTGCCGCCCGAGCTTTTCGAGAAGATCAATATTCGCGGCAACCTGTGGGCCTCGCCTTACACCTTCCCTGACGAGCGAGCGCCATGGACGAAAGCGCGCCTGCTGAACATGCTGAACCGTCGCGGAGCCTACCAGAACGGTCAGCCCGTCAGCGTGGCGTTTGTGCCGACTGACGAATGCCGCGCCCATGCGCAACGGCTCATTGCCATAATTGATGAGCGGGACGCCGCATACAAACGGAATTGGGCAGCGCATAACCGCCTTGAGAAAGCGTGGTCAAGGCTGTGTTCGGAACAGTGGCGCTCGCTCAAGCGCATTCTGCGGACGAAGGCCGCGACCTTGCAGGGCATCGCCGCGCAAGCGGAAATCGTGGACCTGGATGGCGCAATAGGCGGCGCGTCATGGTCGCCCGAGATTGACCACAGCATTGTCCGCGTCCTGCGCAATCTCCGCACCCTAGTTGCGGCTCAGGCGGCTTGAGGGCGGGTCATGTCAGCCTTTCGCCCTGGACAAGCGGTCGTTTGCATCCGCGACGGTTGGAAACTCAGGGGCGTGCCATGCCCCGGCCCGATCAAGGGCCGGGTTTACACCATCAACCGGGCAGCAAATCCGCTCGCCCCGTCAGACCCTCGACAATTCCTAACAATTGTTGCTGCTGTGCGGCAAGCCAAGGCTTCGAAGCGCAGAGCTTTCGGCCAGTCGCCAGACCGAAAACGAGCATTGCCATTTTCAAGCGAATGCTCACGCCTTCAACCGTTAGGGAGAATGCGTGAGATGGGCGCTCCCCTTGTTCCGGGGGCAAGGGGGCGCTTCCTGCCCGCGCTGATCGCCCTCGCCTTTTCTCTCTCAAGCCCTGCTGCTGCGCTCGACATCACTGCCCGCGACCGGGGCGGCAATGTTCTGGAATATATCGTGCGCTTCTGCGGGGCTAAACCCGTTCGGGTCTTTGCATCTTGCGAGAGTGCTTGCGCTGCTGCGGCGCTCCGCTGCGGGGCCTGCCTTGGCCCGGGCGGCTCGTTTAAGGTTCACGCGCCATGGGGTGCTGGCAAGGGCAACGCCGCTGCCAAAGCATTCTATATGCGCCAGCTCTCGCCCCCTGTCCGGCGATGGGTCAACTCGCAAGGCGGGCTCACAAGCCGGATGCTGACCGTTCCGCGCCGGCTAACCCGGTCCTGTTCTTAAAGCGGGGGGGGGCGTCGAAGCCTTGGCTTGCCGCACAGCAGCAACAATTGTTAGTTCCAGGCAACACGCGCGACAGTTGAAAGTTTGCCCACTGTCTAGTAAAATCCTGTCCCTTATGACCGGGGATCATGAGTTTATCAGTTGGATTGTAGCGGAAAACTTTGTTCACGCTGAGAACAAGCGCCTGGGCCGGGTTCTCTCACAGTCTGATCTAGAGGACGATATACGCCGCGAAGCGGGGCTGCTCAAACGCTCACTTAAAATCCTGGCTGACGCTGGCTATGAAGTGAAGAACCGTCAAGAGCGGAAAGCTTAGCGCCCGAACCGGCACCAGCCTAAGCGCCGGCCGCCATCGTAGCTCACGGCATAGCCAGCCTTCACAATAGCCGCCGCCGCGTCCTGACCGTCCGGCATGATGATCCGGCCGAGCAAACGCCCATACTTTTCGCGCTTGCCTTCCCAAACCAGCGTGACCGCAGATCCTTTCGGAAGCTTCTGCCGCAGCCAGGCGCTCACCTGTTTTCCGAGATTGCGTTCAATCTCGCATTCGGCGCCGCCTACGCCGCGTCGGCTTTCGGGTGAATTAACCCCATCAATGCGCACACGCGCCGGCCGGAAGGGAGCGGGCCACGCTGGCACGTCGATCACGATGGAATCGCCGTCAATGACCCGGACCAGATACCCCTGGTAGGTATAGGGCTCCGCCATTGCCGTCGAAGTCGCAACGCACCAGGCGGCGGCTATAACAAGCGGTAGGGAAGGCCGATTCGGAGGCTTGCGCATGGGCGGCTCTGGCGGGAATATGTGGCGTCTTAGGAGATGCGACAACCTGTCAAGACAAGGAAAGTTTGGCTATGCTTTGCGCTGTCTAGCGAGCCCCGTCGCGGGGATAATTGCGGGGATGGCGCAAGCACTAAAAAGCGAACTGTCAGCCTTATCAATTCGTTGGCGGGATTTTTGGGCTCCCTCCCCCTCCGCCACCTTCTAGAGTACCATCGTTTGCCCCTGTGCGCAGGCGTCCAGAAGCCCGCCTTTTATCAAGCCTTTCCTATCCACGCCTGTTGACAGGCGTTCACAGATGTTCGCGCACAGCCGCGTTTCCTGCTAAGATATTTGCGGGGATAAAAGCTGCCCCGGAATAGGTTCCCAAATGCGCGCCCTAAACAGGCTGACAGTCAAGGAAATTGAAGCTCTTAAAGAGCCCGGCCGATATGGGGACGGCGGCAATCTCTATCTGGTCATCACCAAGGCGGGCACCCGGCAATGGACGTTTCGCTATCGCTGGAAGGGCAAGGAAAAGGAATTGGGCCTTGGCTCCGCCGCCATCGGCCGCGTCACGCTACAGCAAGCCCGCACCAAAGCCCAGGACGCCCGCAACGAATTGGCCGCTGGTAATGACCCGCAGGCCGCAAGAGACGCCGCGAAGCGCGCCACGGATCTGCGGCGCACCTGGGGCCAGGTTGTTGATGAGTTCCTAAAGACCATGGAGCGGGGCTGGCGGAATAAGAAACACGCGAATCAATGGCGCTATTCCCTCAAGGTGCTGGCCGCTCCACTGAGCGCCAAGCCGGTTGACAGCATTGGCGTAACGGACGTTCTTGCCGTGCTGCGCCCCGTTTGGGACCGCGTTCCCGAGACCGGCCGCAGGCTTCGCGGGCGGCTTGAGGCGGTCCTGAGCTACGCCACGTCGCACAACTACCGCGCGGGTGAAAACCCCGCTCGCTGGAAAGACAACCTCAAAGGACTCCTGCCGAAGCGCAAGCGCGGCCTCCGACGCCATCACCCCGCATTGCCCTACAGCGAAGTGCCGGCGTTCATCGCTGAGCTGCGCAATCGGCAAGCTGACACCGCGCTTGCGGCCTATGCCTTGGAGCTGACGATTCTGACGGCGCTGCGAACGAGCGAAGTTCTGCACGGCAAGTTCACCGAAATCGACTTGTCAAAGAACATTTGGACCGTGCCCGCCGCGCGCATGAAGATGGGAGAGGAACACCGCGTTCCACTTTCGCCGCGCGCCGTCGAGATCATTCGCAAGCTCATGGAAACCCGTTGGGGCGATTATCTCTTTCCCGGCAACACAATCAACCGGCCGATGTCTGATATGTCCATGCTGATGCTCTTGCGCCGCATGGGTTTTCAGCACGTCACGGTTCACGGCTTCCGATCAACCTTCCGCGATTGGGCCAACGAGACGACAAGCTTTCCCTATGAAGTCTGCGAGCGCGCTCTTGCCCACAAAACAGAGGATGAGACGCAGCGGGCTTATGCGCGCGGCGATCTACTTGCCAAGCGCGCGAAGCTCATGAGCGCCTGGGCCAACTACATCGAGCCCAAAGCCGCCAGCAATGTTGTGCAGCTTTCGCGTGAGAAGGGAAGCAGCGCCTAATGAACACCCCCGAGCTTGACGAGCCCGGCCCGAAAAAAAACATCATCGGGCGCATGGTTTACGATAGGGCCATCCGCGCCCGCTTTCCTCAAGGGAGAAAGCGCTCCGGCGAGGTCAATCTGGCCTTTCGTGCAGTTGTGGCCTTCTGGAATAAACAGACTGGTGAGAAGTGGAGGCCCGGACCTGACCCGGCGCTGATCTCCGATAAAAGACTAGTTGAGGTTGGTTGGTTTATCTATCAGCGCGCCTGTGTCTTAAGGAGCCCAAGCCACAAATGGGCGTCGCGCTTTAGATCGGACGTCAAAATCCCTAAGCCATGGCGCAGCCTGCTTTCTCTTGACGACCTTGCGGCTATTGAACGCAAGGCCAACAATATTATCCTAGTCCAGCGGTTCATAGAACAGAGCCACGGCAAGAGGCTTTCTTACGAGCAAGTGGCCGCATTTGAGCGTGAGAGCAACTGCACGCTCTTTCCCATTCGAGACTTGGAAATGCCCAAGCGGCAAGAGTCCGTGACACTGGCCGAGGCGATTGTTGCTCTGGCGGCGGGGCGGTTTTCAGATATTGATAACGACACCGATGCTATCAAGGCATGGCCGCCCACGATGCCTTATGAGCTAGGAAGCCTTGCTGCGCGCGTGCTTTTCCACGCCGCGAGCAAGGGCCAGATTGACATACGCGGCATTGCATCGGGCAAGTCAGAACCGCAGAAAATAGACGCCAGTCTGTTTCGCGACATGCGCGCGGCGAATTGGCTTGGTAACGCAATTGATAAAAAGCCGAAGCCCAGCGATATTGACGAGCCAGACCTTGACCTGCCACCTACTGAAAAGTGGAGCCATGTGTATATTACGGCGGCAACGCTCAAGACTTGGCTCAGGCAAATACGAGGCAGCGCGCCCGATCAAACATTGCCCCGAGACGTGCCGCCAGCGCATCGCCCAGAAGAATATCGTTGGAATGAATTTGACGCAGTGCTGCTGCAGCGTTTTGAAGACGAGGGGGATTTTTCAAAGAAGATAGGCGGCGGCTGGTATAAGCAAGCGGCCATCAACGAAATGATGGAATGGTGCGAACGCCAGAAAAATTGGTCGTCAGCGCCTTCTCGCTCATCAGTGCGGGACCACGTTGAAAAGGTTCGCCAGCGTTTCCTTGCTGGTCGCAAAGGACAGAAAGCACAGTAACTCAGACAGAAACCCTTATTGGACTTAATGTCAGAAAACCCTGTGTTTTCAAGGTTTTAGGGTTGATTGTCTCCCGTTAAAATGGAAAAATGCCGGTACTCAGCAATTAACGCGAGGAGACCCGCATGGACCCACAAATCGCCACTCCGAATATCGGCGCAATGTCCGTCGAGGAGGCGGCACGGTACATCGGCGTGTGCCGATCTACTGTCTACGAGGAAATAGGGACCGGCAAACTGAAAGCGCGGAAGTGCGGCGCTCGCACGCTTCTGCTTTTCGAGGACGTGCAGAGCTACTTGCGCTCACTGCCGACGCTTGAGACGGGGGCAGCTGCCTAATGTCTAGGGCGGTCTTCACATTGCGAATCCCACACGTGCAGAAAAAAAGCCGCCGCGTGGGCCTCCACTATCAGCAGCCTGTGACCGAGGACATTCGCCTCGCGCTAATCCCGCGCGGCCCAGATCGGGGCGAAGTGGATTTGCGGGCGATGGAGGGCTCTGAAGATACGCGCAGAGGAATGGTCATCGCTCTTTCGGCGCTTCGCCCCCTCATTGAGGGCTTGAAAGAGACAGCAGCCGAAGCGGAAAAACGGGGGTTGCTTCCAATGGCATGACAGAAAGTGAAAAGGAAACGCCCGGACGAAGTTAGCAGCTTCGCCGGGCGCACGAATTTCGGATTTCGTAACTTCAACAAGGTGAAATTGATGAATAGCAAAAATCTCCCCCCTCTGCAAGCGCTTCGCGAAGGCGAGCGCATCGGCTGGCTAATCAAGCATTGCATCATCTCTGAGCTTCACGCCCGCGTGGTCTCCGATCATTGGGGGCGCAGCCATGGGTAAGCGCAAGAACACCCTAACCGTCATCGCTCGCGTGCTTCCCGATGGGCAGGCCATGACCATTGACGGCAGGCCGGCATGGGCTTTGTTAGAGCTGCACCGTGCTGGCCCGGAAGGCTGCACCCCGTACCACAACCCAGCGCCAAGGTGGAGCCACTATGTCTACCAATTGCGCGGGCTGGGCTTCGCCGTCGAGACTATCACCGAAAGTCACGGCGGCCAGTTCGCAGGCCATCACGCCCGATACGTGCTGCGGTCAAGAATTTCACTGGTCGTCAAATCCGATCAGGATGGCAAGAGGGCCGCAGCATGAGCGCCCCCCATCGCATTCTCATTTCCCTACGAGGTCACGGCAAGCGCGGTCCTAGGTATGCGGTTCATTTGAACAGCGCGGACGGCCCCCTACTGCTTGAGGGAACAAGCCAGCCAATGCTTGATGCTGCCCGCTGCTTGCTGGCTCAAAACATCACTGGCCCTATCGAGATGTGGGACAATACCAGAGGCTTTCCCAGACTGAAGGGCGACATTGAAAAGCTTGCCCGGCTGACGGTGAGCGAGACACAGGCCGGCATTAACTTGCGGCGGTATGTGGAACGCGCCGCTGGCGGCGATTTAGAGGATGAGCCGTCATCTGGTGCCGAAAATGAAAGCGGCCGTCCTGGGTGCGTTCTGCGACAGGAGGCGGCCTAATGTTCAAAGGCTTTGGCGAGTTAAGGCATCTCTATCCGCTTCTAATTCGCGGGTATTCACTCAGCGAAGCGCGCACAATCGCGGAGAGAGAAAGGGCCGAGAGAAAAGCTCAAGCTGAGTTCCAATTAAAGTTCGATGAACGGCAACGGCAGACAGCGGGGCATCTGCTGGATCTTGAGCATGACGTGACGTTCCGCACCAACCCCGGCAATTGCGTTCGCCACCTACTCAACGAAATTGCCTATCTAAGGGCGAGAGTCGGTCACCTTGAAAAGCAAAGCCCCTCTAGATCGGAGGGCGCTTAGGATGGGTGTAATTCAGCTAAGGCCCCGAGAGTATGAGCCCCTGCCCCACAACATTGAGGCGGAACAGGCCCTACTAGGGAGCATTCTCGCCTATTCCGATAGCTGGCCGCTGGTCGCTCACAAGCTGAAGCCCGAGCAATTTTATGAAGGGCTGCACGCGCGCATATATGAAAAGGTTCTAGAGCTATCGGGAGAAGGCAAATTCGTTTCGCCGGTCATTCTCAAGAGCCATTTTGAGCATGACGAGACATTGGCCGAAGTCGGAGGCTTCAATTACATCGCCCGCCTTGTCGGTGCGGCTGGGCCGAGAATTGGCATTCCTGCCACTGCTGATCTTATCCGCTGCCTTGCCGACCGACGAGCGGTCATGCGCGCCTCACAGGAAATGCGAGAAGCCGCCGCACAAGAGACTGACGCAAGCGAGTTTCGCAAGTCCCTATCCGCTCATATCACCGGCTTGATGTCCACATTCGACGGGACGGCCGAGCGCAAAACAACCTTCACGCTGCAAGAGGCCGGCAGTGATACGCTTCGCCGCTTGGAGCAACTAAGCGCCGGCACGCCCGATCCTAATGCAGTCATGACGGGCTTGGCCGAGCTTGACGAAATGACGGGCGGCTTTCGGCGCGGCGAATATGTTGTGATCGGCGCTCGCCCTTCGATGGGCAAGACTGCCTTGGCAACGCAGCTCGCCTTGAACGTGGCAAGCCGGGGCAGCGGCGTTGCCTACTTCAGTTTAGAGATGCCAGCGCCCATCTTGACGCCCCGCTTTCTTTCGGCGCGGGTGTGGATGCCTGGCATTGCCTCGCCCACGTATCAGGACATTTTGCGCGGCAAGAACATCTTACCGGAGCAACGGAGACACCTTGCGAGCGCCGTGCAGGAAATGGCGTCATGGCCTCTCATCATCGAAGATGAGCCGGGTCTAAGCGCTGCCGAACTGGAAGCCAGAGCCCGGGTGATCGCCGCGAAGCTCAAGGCCAAGGGCTCGGGGCTGGATCTTGTCATTGTCGATCACGTCCACAAGATGAGATCACCCGGAGCCCAAAGCCGGGTTGCGGAATATTCCGACATAAGCGCCGGTCTAGCCGAAGCCGCAAAGCGGCTGAATATTCCGCTTATCGCGCTCGCTCAGTTGAACCGTGCTGTTGAAGGGCGCGACGACAAGCGCCCAACGCTGGCGGACTTGAGAGAGTCCGGCGCAATCGAGCAAGACGCTGATGTTGTCGCATTCCTGTTTCGTGACGCCTACTACCTTGAGCGAGCGCGCGGCAAGAACGTGGCCGAAGATGCTGACCGCCTTTGCCAACTCGCAAGGTGCTCAAATTCGCTTGAAGTCATTCTCGCTAAGCAAAGGTCAGGCCCGATTGGCTCAATAGACCTATGGGCCGACATGGGCGCTAACGTCATCCTTGACCGGAGCGAGGCCCCGGCATGAGCAACAAGCTTATCAATCTCGTTTACGCGCGCCGGTTCGGTTCGGTGCCTATTAAGGCGGTCGCGGTCAGACTTGCCGATGTTGCGAGAGACGATGGAACGCGCATCTATCCGTCACTCGCTAAGATTGCTCGCGAGACGGAGCTATGTGAACGAGCTGTAAGGCTGGCAATGCGGCGTCTGCAAGCGATGGGCGTCCTTGTTCTCGTCGCGCCTGGTGGCGGCCGAAACAGGCCGACAATATACCGTCTCGACATTGATGCATTGAACGCGTTGGCGCTTGTAAACCCGGCACCACATGCCCCCTTTATTGAAGAAACCCGGCATGTCATTCCACAAAACCCGGCACCACATGCCCCCAACCCCTTATTGAACCCTTATAGTACTCCTACGGAGAGCGGAGATTTTCCGGGCATCACTTCCCAAGCGGAGACATTGCCTCCCGGCAGGGGCGCTAACGCGCCCACAAGAGGGAGTATTATTTGGAATGAAGCCCTTGCCCTTCTGAGACCGTATCAGCCAGAGGCCCGCGCGCGTTCATTGATCGGCAAATGGGCGAAGCGGACGCGCATGGGCGAAAACCCCGACGCGCTTCTCTCCGTCATCAATGCCGCGAAGCGAGCGGGAACGGCTGATCCCGTTTCGTATATTGAGGCTGCGCTTGCGAAATCGCATCCGCTTCCGCCAGATCCTGCGTCGCTTGATAATGCTCAATGGAGCTATCGCATACAGGCTGCGCTCACTCGCAAGGAATGGTCACCCGATTGGGGGCCGAGGCCAGGCGAGCGCAAGTGTTGTGTGCCGGCTTCAATGATAACACCGCAGCTCTTAGAGGCAGTTGGGATGAAGAAAGCAGCGTGAGAGTGACGGAAAGCAATTTCTGAGCGTGACAACGCGAGCAGAAGTGTGCTACAAGGCCAAAAATGGAAACAGGGGCCGCCGCCCTGCACAGAACCGGGCGCACCGCACGGGCTGGCGTTAAAGGTCATCACAACAATCGGATTTTGAAAGTTCGCGAACGATGTTCGCGGGCTGTGATGCTTTAACGAGGACGCGCCAATGGTTGGCCTTCTGGGTCCGATTGGACCCACGCAAATCCCCGGTCTTCTGGGGCTTAGGAATCTGAGTCGAATTTCCGGCGTTCCGGGCATCGGAGCGCTCGCAGGAATCCCTGGAACAGGGAAACCCAGCGCGAACGCGCTCGGGGGCAATCTTCCGCCATTGTTCGATCCTGCCGAGATGCGCCGCGCGCAGATTAACAACGCACTAGTGCAAGCCGGTCTTGCGATGATGAACCCAGACCCGCACGCCCCGCCGCAAGGCTTTGGCGGCGTCATAGGTCGCGCGGCAAAGGGTGCGGTTCAAGGAATGCAGCAAGGCCGCGAAAACTACACGCAGGACGCGCTTTGGAAATTCCAAACGGACGAGCTGCAGCGGAAACGACAAGAGGAAGAAAACCAGAGGCAGGCGCTTGAAGCGCTGCTGCCCACATTGCCGCCAGATTTGCAGAAGTTTGTCCGCGCCTTCCCTGGTAAGGCCGGCGAAGTTCTCTTGAAGCTCCAAGGCGGCGGCGAGCCGTACACACTCGGTCCCGGTCAAACGCGCTTTGGGCCAGACAATAAACCGATTGCGACGGGCGGACCTGATGAGCCCAAATATGACACGGTGATCCTTGAGGACGGCGTTTATGAAATAGAGCGGGGAAGCGGCAACAAGCGCAAGATTGGCGAACGCCCGAACCGCAACGAAGGTGAAGGCCGCGATTTCAAGCAGGCGCGAGACCTCCGCACTGATTACACCAAGGCGGCAGAGCCCTTTGAGAAAAAGCGCGTTGCTTATCAGAATATCGTGAGCGCCTATGAAGGCGCGGTTGCAAACCCGGATAACCCCGGCCCGGCTGATATTGCGCTGATCTTCAGCTACATGAAGATGCTCGACCCTGGCAGCACGGTCATGCAAGGCGAGTATGCGAACGCGGCAAACGCGGGCGGCGTGCCCGAAAATATTATCACCCTCTACAACAATCTCCGCAAGGGCGACAAACTTTCCCCTGATCTTCGCGATGCCTTCCTAGATCAGGCCACGGCTCAGTATCAGAGCCAGCTTTCATCCTACAGCACTACAAGGCAGACCTATCAGGATCTTGCCAGGCAGCGGGGGCTGAATCCCGATGAGGTTGCGCCCGACTACACTTACGGCGTCGTGCCGTTCGCGAGAAAAAGCAATCTGCACCCTGACAATCTCAAGTCGCGCGGCGATGAGCTGCGAGCAAAATACGGCTTAAGACCGAGGGGGCAATGACATGGCCGAGATAGGCAACACGTCAGTCTTCCGACAGGCCGACGCGGACAACAATTCAGGCACGGTCCCAACCTGGGCCGAAGGTCAAGCGCCAAGCCAGATCAATGATTCCGCGCGGGCGCTACAAGGCGCTGTTACCCGCGAATGGAACTGGCGCAATGCCACGCGGACTAGCACCGGCTCAGCCAACGCTTATGTCCTGACCTACTCGGTAGTGCCAGCCGCTCTCTATGACGGCCAAATCTTCACCTTCTATACGAATTTCGCCAACACAGGCTCAGCAACCCTAAACATAAACTCGCTTGGTGCGAAGACCATAAAGAAGATAGTTGCCGGCGTTAAAACGGCTTTGTCGTCTGGCGAGCTGGCAAGCGGCGACCTGATTAGCGTTGCCTATAACTTAGCCGATGATTCGTTTGTCCTTGTGAATGTTGACGGCGATGCGGTTGCGCTTGCATCGGCCAATGCCTTCACAGGCAATAACACCCATGCCGGCACAGAGACTTTCAACAACACCGTTACGATTGCGAAGGAATTAGCTCTATCCGGCGACCTTACCCCATCGCAGATCACCGCAGATCAGAACGACTACGCCCCAACTGGTCACGCAACAGCAACGGTGTTCCGACTTTCAAGCGATGCCAGTCGAGATATTACGGGCCTCGCTGGGGGCGCTGACGGGAGAATGGTTCTCCTCGTAAATGCCGGAAGCAACTTAATCCAACTAGACCGGAATGATGCGGCTTCGGCGGAGGCTAATCGTTTCATCTTCGACTCAAACGGCCAGTGCAATCTGGGCGCTGAAATGACGCTGGTTGGCTGGTATGACAATACAAGCCAAAAGTGGCGCATAGTTGGGCCACTTACAGCGGGTCAGCCGGCGATGGAGGCAGCAGGCACAGGCGTTGCATTTTCCTCGCCCTTTTTCCAGCACTATCACCCCGGCCATCCGAAAGCATGGGGAGAGTTTCTTGCAAACTCTACCACCATTGAAACGGACTACAACGTGGACACGGTGGCTGACACCGCAACGGGCGCAATGACCGTCAACCTAGACACCGATATGTCTGGTGTTGATTGGGCCTGCCTTGTCTCTCGCGCGGAAGACGACATGACGCTGGTTTATAGCGCGACCTATGACGCCAAGGCGGCGGGCTCGGTCATTCTCAGGAGCGTTGTGGAAGCTGGCAGCGGCGCCGATCCCTCTTCGGGCTCAGGGAATGCAACATGGAGCTTCCTAGGAATGGGGGACCTGGCATGAGACACGTTCTTGTCAATTCAGATGGCTCGGTTGAGATATACGGCAGCCGCCCGCGCACGCTTATTCGGAAAACAGATGGAGCCGTGTTTACCGTTCGCGGCAGTAGAAAGCGAAACGGCAGGCGCGTTCTATATGGGAGCTTTGCCGATGGAAGCGGCGGCGAGGTTGATATAGGGGACCAGAACGTTGACCCTGCCGACTTGGAGGCCGATTCTCTCCAAGGGTACACGTGCGAGTTTCGTCGCGCCGAACAAATTGTTTCTGCAAAGCACCCGGCGCATGCCGCCAGGGTTTCAACAATACGCAAGCTAACGCGGCAAGAGCTAATCGACTCGAAGATAGGAATTGTGGACGAGAAGGGCCGCATCAAGCATGACCATGCTTTCAGGGATGCTTGGGAAGTCGCGGACGGCAAGCTCGGGCACAACATGGAAAAGGCCCGTCTAATAGCTGATAACAGAGCTTACATTGCTTACAACCGCAAACTTCTTGAACTTGCCAACGCAGAAATCCTCGCAAAGGAAATTGACGAGCCCGCCACGCGCTCCCAAGCGATGAACGAGATTGCTGCAAGAAAGGCGGCGCTTAAGGCCGCGTACAAGCGGGACTTCTCTAAAGCCACAACGGTGGATCAGCTGAAGGCCGCGTGGCCTCAGGAGTTAAGCTAATGGATCGCGTCGCGCCTTACGGACTTTCGGCTCTGGTAACAGGCCAGGCCGGCGCACAATCAGCGTCAAGCAACCAAGCGGACATTGATCGCATCAAAGAAAACATCGAGCGTATGATTGACCTAGGCGCTCCTGAGTCAGAGATTGACGAATATGTTGCCTCCGAAGGCGTTTCCGCAGAGCAACTAAGAGGCTCTGCATCTGCCGGCACTGCCGCACCTTGGACCATGGGTCAGGAAACGATGGATTTTCTCACCATGGGCGGCCAGAGCAAGTTGAATGCTGCCGGCGTTGGCCTGATTGATGCGACTGTGGGGGCCATTCAAGGCAAGGGTTGGGACTTCTCTACTCCATACAATCGCGAGCTTGCAGAACAGCGCGCCGCGCAAGAGCAGTATGGACAACAGCACCCTGTCAAAAAGCGCGTTGGGCAAGCTGCCGGCCTTGGCGTTGGCATCGCTCGCCTGCCGGCTATTTCCGCCTTCAAGGGTGCGGGGCTTCTCCCTCGCACTGGCAACGCCGCAATAACGGCGGGCACTTATGGCGGCATAGGCGGCGCGATTCAGGACGCTGACAGCATAAGCGAGCGGCTTCAAAACACAAGCGTTGGCGCGGGCATTGGCTCAATCCTTGGCTCTGCAGCTCCGCTAGCGGGACGCGCTATCGGTGCGAGCTGGAACAGCGTTGCTAACTGGCTATCAAATCGCGGCATTCAAAGCCCGGCCGCAGTGCGCAAGATACTTGAACGGCTTCAGGCCACGGGCCTTTCGCCAGCACAGGCGCAACAGCGCCTTGATGAGCTTGGCCCCGAAGGTATGCTTGCGGACGTAAATCCCGGTATGCAGGTTGTTACCGGAGCAACGGCCAGCAGAGACCCCGGCGCGGGGGCTCTTGTGTCAGAGCGCCTTGGTGGGCGCATGGACCGGGCACCACAGCGCATTGCGCAAGACCTAGATGCGACTATCGGCCCGCCTGCTGACCCCTACGCTCAGATGCAATCTAATCGCGCCCAGCGCGGCAGCATCGGGCCGCAATACGAAGACGCATTGACCAATGCGCCGGCAATCCCTCCTGAAGTTCGGCTGCAGATAGCCGACCGCTTATCCAATGCACGTTACACCGCAGCGGAAAGAGATACGGTCATCCGATGGCTGCGGCAGATTGATGATGCTTTCGACGCCCCGTCGCCCGAAGCTACGGCCGGCCGTCTACAGCGAATCAGGCAAGCTCTTGATGCCGAGATAGAGACCGATCAAGTCGCGCGCTTCGGCTATAGCAGCAAAGACAAGGCCGCTCAGGGCATCCTAAGCGATATTCGCGGCGCTGTTGATGATGCCCTCAAGACCCATGTTCCAGGCTTTCGAGAGGCGGATGAAGCCTTTGCCCCGATTGCACGGCAGCAGAGCGCTTATGAATCCGGCCGCCGCGCTTTGCGGGACGATGTTTCGGTAGGCCAGCATCGCGCGAACGTCGCCGGCTACTCAGCGCCCGAACGGCAAATGTCAAACGCTGGTATGCGCTACGATATTGAGCAGAAGCTTGACCGGCCGCGTCAGAATCCGGGGCTCACCATTGATCGCATTCTAGGCAGCAACGCCGCACAGCAGAAGCTTGAGGCTTCCATAGGCACGCAAGGCGCAGAGCGCTTGCGCCGTGGCATTGGCCGAGAGGAAACATTCACCGAAACATCTAACCTTGCCGATGTCCGGCGCAACAGCCGCACCGCTCCGCTTACCCAAGTTTCCGAGGAAATGTGGGGAAGATCCGGGCGCGGTCTGCTTGGTGACGTTACATCGTCCGCAGTTGGCGGCTACGCTGGCGGCGGCGTCCTTGGCGCAACAGGCGCGGCAATCGGCACTATCGGGCGGCGCTTAGGAGGCCAGGCAGCTGGTGCGCTCGGTTCTGGCCTGCAGCGCACGATTAGGGAAACAGCCGATAGGCTAACCTCTACCGGCGCTCAGCGTGACAAGCTGATTAGGCAATTACAGCAGATGGCCGCGCGCCTTCCGCAGAACCAGCGCACCGCACGCAATATCGAGATAATCGCGACAAAGGTTCTCACTCGCTCTGTTGGTCTTCTGTCTCCGACAGCCGGCCGGTCGCTCGGTCTCTTACGTCAATGAGCCAGGCGATGAAAAGGAAACACGCGACGATGGGAATGGCAATCAATGGCCCAAACGAGCCGACCGCCCAGACCGCCAAGTGGTACACGCCAAGCATGACCACGGCGAATATGGCGAGCTTTGCAAGCCGGCTCCAATTCACCAGCCAGCTATTCGCGCCCTGTGGCAACTCGCTCTTTGACATCGAGCTAGGAGGTATACCCCGATGAGTAGCGTTCATCAAGGCAAGGCGGCTGACTCGCCGTTTATTCCCCATGCGCTCGCGCTCGGGAAG